TGTAGTGGTAAGACAGAGGTTACAGTTGACTGTGTAGCTGATTGCTTAGTTACTGTACCTCATATCTACTTAGGCTCTACTCATAAGTACTTCCCTGAAGATGCGCCTGCCGTGGTAGTGGTAGCTTATACGAACTCTGCTCTTAATAATGCGAAGAATAGAGCCAAGGAGGAAGATAGAAAGCACTATATGACTATCCATAAGCTCTTAGAGTATACCCTAGTTGAAGGTGTGAAGGTAGGGGAGAATGGTGAACTGATACCTACCTCAAGATTCGAGCCACAAAGAAATGAAGAGAATCCGCTTACAGGACTTAAGGTAGTATTTATAGATGAATCTACCCTACCTAATATGGAACTATACTACCACCTATCTCAAGCCCTCCCTCCTGAGTGTCAGATTATATTCATAGGTGACTTGAATCAGCAGAGACCCCCCTTTGGTAGAAGTGTATTAGAGTACCAAGCCACAAGGATAGAGAGTGTACTTCTAACAGAGACTTATAGACAGAAGGCTGAGTCACCTGTATTGAAGCTATTGCATGACCTAGTTGAAGGTAAAGTAGTCAATGCCTCACCAGAGGGGTTCAAGAAGAAGTATGAGGACTCTAATGAGTCTGGTGCTTTACATATTAACTACTTCTCAAAGAAGCTACCCTATGAGGCTATCAACTTCCTATGGGATACCAAAGACGTAGCCACCTCATTCATAGAGAAATACAACTGGTCGCAATATGGCGATATTATACTCATACCTTATAATAAACAATTTGGTACTACCTTAATAAACAAACATATCAATGCCTACTGGTCTCTCAAGAATCAAAAGGAGACGCATGAGGTAGTATCAGGGTATGAGTATAAGTACTTTGCAGAAGGTGATTCAGTCCTACACGAGAATCGCCCTTGCATAGTCACTTCAGTAGAACCCCTACACTCACATGAAGGAAGAGTATACAAGGAAGCTGAGATAGGCATGGAAAGGGGTAGACCTACATCGGAAGGTATAGAGATAGACCTAGATGAACTAGAGAAGAACCCCTTTCTTGAAGCACAAAAAGACGATTCGTTCGTTCAAAGGTCTGTATCTCATACTATCAACCTATACGATACAGAATTAGACTTAGAATACTCTCTATCTTCACAAGGTGCTATATCTAAGCTAATAGGTGCGCACTGTATCACCTCCTACAAGGCACAAGGAAGACAGTGGGATAAGGTATTCATATTCCACCATAACTCTCACAAGTCCCTAGATAGAGAAATGATGTTCACTATGCTTTCTCGTACAGAGAGAGAGGTATACCTACAAATTGAGCCTACTACCTTCACCATCACAAAGAACAGACAGTCCATCAAGGGGAACTCTATACCAGAGAAGCTAGACTGGTTGCATGATAACCCTGTAGAAGAGTGGATACCCCCAGAAGATGACGATGATCTGGAGACGTGGGTATGAACATTCAAAGAGAGCGGATTGAGTTAGTCCTAGCCTATGGCAGACTACTACTCAAAGAGCATTCTGTAGATGCCACCATAGTTATTAACCCTGAGCTACCATCAACCACTATGGGACGTTCACACGTTGGTAATAAAGCAATAGAGCTTAACCCCCTATACATAGAATCTTTACATGAGCCTCTTACAGTATCGTTCGATACGGTTGCCCATGAGGTTGCCCACCTTCTAGCACCTCATGATGGTCATGGCTCTATATGGAGGGAGAAGGCTAAGCTAGTAGGTGCAACTCCTTTGGCTACCTCCGCCATAGACAGAGACTCACCTTCTATAAAGTATATCTTAGTACACCCTAATTACCCTAACAAGATACTAGGGGGTTTCAAGATAAAGGTAGACGTATCAAGACACATGTACAAAGGGGAACTAGGTTGTGTGTTAATACCTAACCCTAAGTATGAAGACCCTAATTTACCCAAGTTACCATTAATTTAAGGATACCCCCAAGGTGAAAACGAAAATGAAGAGAGAAGTAATAAGTGCCAACATGCCTACATTTCTAGCATGGTTAGAAGGTAAGACCATAGAGGTGCAAGCGAAAGGAGACCTTCAATGGTCGGCAATAGAACCTGCATGGGATTCCCCCGACATTACATACAGGGTAAAGCCTGAACCACACTGGTCTGATAACTGTGACAAGGAGGTTATATGGGTAGCCGTTTCAGATGAACCTATAGCTTCAATAGAAGGTTTGATAGTGACAAGGCTCATAGATTACAGAGCTGGTTCTAACTACCCTTATCGTACAAAAGAAGCGGTATTTAGGTATGCAGTACCTATAGTATTAAAAGAACTTTAAACACTCCCCCCAAATCAAAAGGAATCAATCCAATGAGTAAAGAATTCGCATTCATAGGCAACATAAGAGTATACCAAGAAGGTGAGTACATAAAAGACCACCAGTCGTCTACCTTGAACCCCGCCTTCAGTAAGCCACAAATGGGAGGTGTCACTTTGATAACCTCTAACGACGAAGAGAGGCATAAGCTAACAACTATACACTTAGAAGGTAAGTCCTACATCATAAAGGACTCCGACACACAAGCCTTTTACGACCAAGGAGCGCCAAGTGCTTTCAAATAAATTCACAAGAGAGGGGGTATATACCTCTGATGTAGCCATAGATACTCTCAATGCCTTGCAAGCTATAGTCACCGCGTTGCAAAGTAGGAGGGGAGGAGACACTGTAACAGTTACCATATGCCCTGATACTGAAAGGTCTGAAATAGGTTACAAGTTCACACCAGAACACTCACTTATACTAGTACCAGAGAACCTATTGAACTCCCTAACACTAGGGGAACTAATAGACTCTACCTTGAAGGTGTACTTCCAGCATGTAGTACTAGACTCCCCACTAACAGAGGAGCTTCTTCTACAACCTCATGCACAGACTATCAAGGACTATGGCTTCTCACCATACTCTTTAAAGAACCCACTAATACCTAGACATTTAAAAGGTGGCATATACAACCTAGTCAATGAAGAGGGGGAAGTATTCGACGTATCTTACACAGGCTATAAGAACCCTAACGCCTTAGAACGATACGACTTAGGCTTCTACCCCGAAGGGATGCCTCACCTAGTTGGAAAAGTAAAGTGGGTACAAGTTAAAAATCAACATGGTAAGATAAAGAAGTCCGAATCAGTAGACCTATCAGACTTGCCAGACTTAGCATAAAGGACGACTCAATGATAACAGCAGACGATAACAACCCTGTAATGACAGCGGAAGAAGTAGACCTACTATCCAAAGGTGGGGAAGTCCTACTCTTCGTATCAAAAGAAGAGTACCCTAACTTCGAGTCCTACATATACTCCCTAGAGTCATCAGGCTTTGGTACTAACAACAGAGTGATGATACGGATAAAGGAAGAGGGGGTTAATACATACCGCCTATCTATAAAACGATGAACACTATGGACGACTGGATGGCAACACCTGAAGAGCCTATAAGTGTGTTTCATGACGATGCGGAAACTATATGGGGGGAGGTGTGTGCCAACCTACCTAAAGGGCAAGAGCCTTTTTCCTTTACCTCTAAGGTAAAAGCCCACAATAGGTTCGACTCTCTAAGGCGACACTTTAGGTCTAAGTACTCTGGCGATGGTATGCACATACTACTAAAGACTTCAGCAGACGACCCTACACAAATAGAAGTCATAGTAGTGCAACTTCCAATGACAATAGAGCAACTGTCTATGGAAGTAACTACCATGCTATCAAAGCCTAACCAAGAACCTATCACATACTACTGGAAGCCTTGTAATAGAAATACGGCAAGAAGTAGGGCATACCTTCTTAGAGTAAAACTAGACCTACCTCCTAAAGAACTATGGCTGTACCAAGCTGAAATGGAATACATAAAAGATGAGGACTACCCCCTAACACTTACAGGTGTAACCTTCATACAAGAGGACTTAGAAGAATGAGAGACACCAAGGCAGAGGCAACAGCAGAACTCCTATCCTTGTTTGAAGGTAAGAGTACGCCAGAAATAGTTGCCATCATAGTTGATATGGGACATACCCCTGAAACTCCGTACCTAAAGCACCTTCAAAAGAAGAAGGAGGAGAGACAACAGAGGACTGATACCCACAAGGACGTGACCTTCGATGTGTACGCCTATGGAGATAGGGAAGTCTTAGAATTAAAGAGTGGGGGTATTACAAAAGCCGTCATTCCATACGAGACATATACCGACTTCATCTTCAAGTCCATAGTCCAAAAGGAAGGCTACCTAGGAACAGTGGCATTCTCAGAGTCTCAGCTTGAAGAGTTAAAGACTATAGCTAATGAGTCTAATGAGACTAAGTAGCACTTACTGGAGGGCACTTAGAGACAAAGCCTTAGAGGGGGAGGATGCCTTCCTATCTTTCAAGGTAGCACCTAAGCACTTTAAGTACATAAAGACCTCCCTAAGAAACAAGTATAACAGAGAGAGCTTAGCGACCAAGAAGCACCTAGGCTCTCTATGCTTCACAGAAGACAAAGACACCAGTACCCTAGTAGCAAAATTAAGAACAGTCCTAGTACTAGCAGTATCAGGTAACTGCATAGAACCAGATAACTCATTGAACTTATTAGAAGACTTACCCCCATTAGAGGATTTATAACATGGCTAACATTGATTTAAAAATATTCGACCTACCTATGAACGAGGAAGTTCCCGAATCCCAAGCTAAGAACTACGAAGAAGTTGAAGCTATGATAAGAGAGCAAGCGGACTTGATAGAGAACTATGATGCAGGCTCTCTGGGTAAGCTCAAAGACTATATGCACAACCTACACAAGTCATTCAGCGACGACCCTCGCATAGTAGTAATCCTAACACCAGAAGCAAGGGCTAAGTACTTCAAAGGTTTGGAACTTCTAGCTGGTACGTTCTTAGATGATGTAGTTACCAAGAAGAAAACACCTAAGAAGACTAAGAAAGAACACTTGCCAGACTTAGGTGGCTTGATATGAGTGATGAATACACAACACTTAGGACTGAAACTAACCTAACAGTACTAAAGGAAGAAGCATTAATATCCTTTAACAAAGAACTATACTATGGGGTACTACAGTCTGTAAACAAGCAACATGGTATCTACATGTTAGACGTTGTACATGTTGCACCTGAAGAGGGGAACTATTCGGAAGTTGATCTTGTGGTAGTCTCACCTCTTCATCAGACTGTATTAGATTCAGAAATAAATACCCTAATGTTCACAGCAAAAAGAACCTCATGGAGACACTGGGGAGTAGAACCCCCTAGTACTTACGAGGACGATGACGAAGCAAAAGAGGAACACTTCTAATGAAACAAACAGACTACCCCCTTAGTTATTCATCAGACTCTCTACTTGTAAATTGTGCAAGGAAGTATGAGCTGTATAAGTTACTAAACTACCAACCACTTCAAGAACGACATGACACTATACACACTACGTTCGGCTCAGCCATAGGTGATGGAGTTGCATACTTGATGCACCACCCTGACGACCTAACAGGCGCATATGACGTAGCATTTAGAACATGGTCTCCATCTGGAGAGATACCCCTATACGAAGGCTACAGAGGTAAGTCCCTAGTAGGAGCTTTCTCTGCACTAGAGGAGTTCCAAATAAAGGCTAGGCAACTTCGAGATTCAGGTTGGGTAATAGCCTCGATCAATGGTAAGCCTGCCTCAGAAGTATCATTCAAAGTCATACTGCCAAACTACGGACACTACGTAGGGTACATTGATGTTATCATGATGCACCCTGAGTCTGGGCGATTCATGGTAGTAGAGTGTAAGACAATGGGAGCTTCATTCCACCCTGCTAAGTTCATGAACTCTAAGCAAGACGTAGGGTACTTAGCAGTAGCCAAGACACTAGACAACTTCGAGAGTGAGGTGTTCTACCCCGTATTAAGTGCTACAGCAAGTGGTTCATCGTGGCACTATAGTGTCTATGAAAGAACAGAGAAGGACTTCGAGGAGTTCTACAACTCCCTACTAATTTCGTTCCAGTCTATAAGACTAATGGACGACTACAACACTTTCCCTAGGAACGGTAGAAGCTGTATGAGTTATAGCTTCCTATGCCCTGCCTATGGAGATTGTCACAAGAGCATCCCTAAGAGAGACTTAGGTGATGTACCCCCCAAAGAGTACGACATTGTGCTCGAATTATAGAAGGTATCAAGTATGAAAATCAACAAACCCCTAGACCTAGAAACAGAAATGCGAAAGCTATGTGAGGAGGTAGAAGACCCCTTTAGAAAGACGGCAGTAGCCATAGCCTTCGTTGCAGGTTTCAACCTAATGGGTTCTAATATAGAAGCTAACCCTAAGACAGAGGAGACTGCTGAAGTACTAAAACAGGATGAAGCCTCAGTTGAAATGCTACTAGCATACGTTAAAGAGATCAAAGAAACCATGAATAAAGGAGTACTACATGCCTAAGCTACTAGAATCAAGATCAACAGAGGCATCATCAGTCCTCTTATACGGAGCATCAGGTTGTGGCAAGACAAGACTAGCTGGTACTCTATCTAAGCACTACAAGCTGCTGTACTTTGACCTAGAGAATGGTGGCTCTACCCTAGTTGCAGAAGGTAACAGAGAGTTCCTAAACCCTGACAACATAGACTACCAACCTATCTTCGACACAGTTGACGACCCTAGAGCATGGACAGTTATACGTGACCTCTTTGATTTAAAGGACGTTACCCTATGTCATACACATGGCAAGACTAAGTGCTCAGTATGTAAGGACAAAGAGGGAGAAGAGACTACCTATAACCTTGCTAAGCTACCTAAGGACACCATAGTGATATTCGACTCTGGCTCACAGATAGACGTATCCATAAGGTCTATGGTCTACGGTACTTCTAAGGGTGCATGGAAGTCTAACCAGAAAGCTACCTTCGATCAGTGGAATCAGATCAGGGGTATCTGGGACATCATAGGTACTAAGATTCAAGTAGCCTCCCTCATACCTCTGAAGGTAGTAATGATATTCCATGAAGATGAGGCTAAGGATGGGGACTCTGTGTTCCCTGCACTAGGTACACGTTCCTATGCCAACACCTTTGCCAAGTACTTCTCAACAGTAGTTCACATGCACTCTAGGAATCGCAAGTATGGCATAGACATAACTGCCGTAGACTCCAAGGCTGTAGCTAAGAACAGAGCAGGTGTGGGTAAGATAGAAATGGACGAACTACACCTACTACTTAAATAATTTATATGGGGTATAAGCACTGTTCCCCCTTTTCTAACAGTGCAACCAAGTATCAGGAGATACTAACATGAGTGATTTAGAACTAGACATATTTGAAGTTGACGAAGCGGAACTAGGTACTATGCCTTCTTTCTCCCCCTTCCCTTCTGGCGAATATAAGAACCTAGAGGCAGTACTAGAAGTTAAGACTGTGGGTAAGAAGGGTGACGGACTTTGGAAGTTTGCATCGGTTAAGCTGTCTGTGTCATCAGACACTATCATTGATCTTACATCAGACGATGATAAAGAACCCAAAGAAGGTGACACTATGGAGTTCACCTATGACATTATCCGTACTGACAAGGACACCAAGGAAGAGTACGCATGTCATGGCAAGCACACTACCCCTAGCGGTACAGCAAGAGACTTCGGAGGCTTCACCAAGCTGGTCAAAGACTTCGGAGATATGCTCGATACTACTTCCCCCAAGGAGATTGCAGAGCAACTAGGTGAAGGTGTTACTTTCAACTGTGACATTGTAACCAAAGAGTCTTCAGCCACTAATGATGCAGGTGAGCCTTATGTAAACTCGTTCATCAACAATGCTGAATTAGACTAAGGGTAACTAATCCTGTAAGAGAAAGTCCTCAACCTTGAGGCATCTGGGAGTGTAGGGGTAATTCCTTGCACTCCCTTTTTTGGTATAACACATAGGGGTATTTAAAATGCTACAAGCTATACTAGATTTTTTCAGGTACAAGTCACCGCTAGAAGTACAAACAGAAGTCACTAAGCTATATAGAACTGAGTGGATAAGACCTTCTAACTACGAGATCAGGGAGTCAACCTTATTACTGTACTTAGAGGAGAAGGAGAAACTAAAGTCTCTAAGAAAGTACTACATTAAAGACACCCCACAGAATAGGAAGGGTTACTACCATAGAGACGGTGGTAGGCTAATGGACTGGAAGGGTAGACTCGTAGACTTCCATACCTTAAAGAGGATTAAGAAGTGAGCCTAATGTCAGACGTAGGTACTAACGTATCTAACAACAAGGAGTCTACTAGGATTCTTTGGTTGCTCAATGTATATGAAAAGAACTATACCAGCTTCATAAACAATATAGCCCCCTCAAGTATAGCGGCGACTTATACCAAGTACCCTATGCCGACCCTATCTAAGGTAGTTAAGAACCACAAGGTTATTATAACCACTAGGGCGGACATACTAAAGTTCCTAACTAAAGACCATAAGGCTACACCTTTCACTTATGCAGGTAGTGTCTTTAAGTACAAGGGTGCTACCATATTAATAATAGACACTATTAAGTATGCACCTTATGATGTGAAGTATTGCGTGTTGACTTCTCAGTACATTGCCAAGTTGACTAGACCCGAAATCTTTCCTCCCCAAAGTCCACTGTCTTACATTGAGGTCAAGTACAAAGACGCACTTGTACCCCTAGTCCCTTCCGACCCTATAGCAGTAGCAGTAGATATAGAGACTATACCTCACACAGATCACTCAGAGGAGACTAACCTCATAACAATGATAGGCTTCTCTTACATAAAGAAAGACTTATCCTTGTCAACCTTCGTAGTTCCATTAGAGACTATAGAGCAATGGGAGATATGTAGAGACTTGCTCGCATCAGATACCCCCAAGATAATGCACGGTGGAAGGTATGACTCTACGTTACTTTTAAAGTGGGGGCTACCACCTAGGGCATACACCTTCGACACTATGGTACTATTCCACTCATGGTTTCATGACATGAGAAAGACTCTAGGACATGTGACTGCCTTCTGTGTACGAGACTCCAAGTACTGGAAGGAAGGTAGGAAGTCTACCAACAGAACAGATAAGATACAGTACAATGCAAGAGACGTGTACTACACAGCACTATCATTTCTATTCCTTATTAGGCATACTCCCTCATGGGCTAAGGAAGCATCCGTATACAAAATGAAACGTGGACACCATGCTGTTAAGTACGGACTACGAGGTATGAACACTTCTGCCAAGAGGTTGCAAGATGCACTTGATATGGCTGTACCTCATAGGGATGCCCTACTCTTAGAATTGCGAACATCCCTAGGCTCTGAAGACTTCAATCCTGCATCCCCCAAGCAGTCTCTTCAACTTATGAAGGTACTAACTTACAAGCAGATGAAGGTAACTAATGCAGATGCAGACGTACTGGACAAAGTATCCAGACTAAGTACATTCAATCACAAGATCATAGAACTAATAACAGAAGTACGACGTGCTAATAAGCTCATAGGAACATACCTAGAAGCGGAACTCACAGATAATGGGAGACTTCTTTATGGACTTAATGTACTAGGAACTACATCTGATAGGTGGGCATCTAATACTTCCGACTTGTGGGCATCTCCAGTGGTGGGAAAGTCAGGCAAGAAGTTAAAGAATTCTCCAAAGCTAGGTCAAGCTGTAATGGTATTCACTAGGAACACTGGCGATGAAGACCCACTACCTTCAGCACGTTCATTCATCGTACCAGATGAAGGTATGATAATGGGTTCATGTGACTTGCCCCAGTCTGAGTCACGCTTCACAGGGTACATATCAGAGGACGAGGCACTCATAGAAGCAGTAGAATCAGACCTAGACTTTCATAAGAACAACGCATCCAAGTTCTTCGGTGTTCCTTATGAAGAAGTAACCAAGGCTCTAAGGCAACTAGCAAAGCCAGTCAACCACGGTGCTAACTATAACATGGGGGCATTCATACTACTACAGACTATGGGTGTTGATAACATCATAAGGGCGCAAATCTTACTTGCCCTACCTACAGCATGGCAACCTATTCAAGTGGCGATGCACCTACTAAAGCAATTCAGAAGAACCTACCCTAGAATCTCTATGGAAGGTTGGTACAAGGACTTGATAAAAGAAGTACTACTTACAGGTAAAATAACTACACCATGGGGGTGGACAAAACAAGTGTTTAACAACCCTGCCTCACACAAGCCTACCTTAAACACTGTCATCAGTTCCAAGCCACAGAACATGAGTTCAGAGTACTTGCATAGAGGACTAGACATATTAGAGGAGAAGCATACAAAGGAAGGGGTGTTTGAAATACTATGCCCTATCCACGACGAAATACTCTTTCAATGCCTACCCTCTATAAAGGATGAAGTGTCAGACCAAGTGGTGTCGGCACTCACACAGACCTATGTAATAAATGGAAGAGACTTTACCATAGTACCAGACCCTCCTCAGTTCGGGGAAGTCTGGACACAGATACATTAATAATAACTAAAGGGGTACACATGAGCAAGAGACAAATATACAGCGCACAACTTAATAATATAAGCAGAGCCTGCAAGGTAACACTAGCACTGTTTGAAGCTACCGAGGAAAAGTTCAAGACTACACCTACGGAGCATGAAGAAGATGAGGGGGTTATGTTCCTAACTGATAAGTTGAAGACACAACTAGAGATACTAGAATCCAGATTGAACGTAACCTACCATACCTCAAGGAAGTTATCAGACAGGATAAAGGATTTGAACGCTAGTAATGAGCCAACTTAAAGACATACTACAAGTAGCCCTAGTAGCAATCATACTGCTCACGTTACACCTACATGGTATAGGAGTCTTTACTCCTAGTGGGTGGGTGGTATTTTGTAGCTGGGCTTTGATACATATAATAAGAGGGGAAGATTTAATGGAAGCAAGTAATTTAAAGGTGGTACATGCAGACATGACTACATTGTATATAGGTGACAAGGTGAATAATGGGGAGGTAGTACAGTCGCGCCATAAGAATGGTAACACTATAGAATTCCAAGTACGTGTACCTAAAGGATACCTGACTTGGTATACCTTAGAAGAATTAAACTTAAAGGTGGTAATGCGATGAACAAGTTTTGGCGATTAGTGGTAGTATCCACAGGAAGTGATGTGACAATGGATACATTGAAGTCACTAGGTTGCAAGGTATCTCCTACCACTCCATGTGAAGAATACCCTTATGGTATGATCAAGCACCAACATAACTTGGCAGGCTTAGAGTCATGGAAGTTCTCAATACCACAAGTATTGGGCTTAGAGTTCAGACCTGCTATGGACATAGTGGACATATTAGAGTATACCATTCAATGTGAGGAACTTAGGTGCAAAGGTAAGTGCAAGAGAACTGTACCTTATAAAACCCTACAGCAGGACATGGAGTGTACGAGAGCCTTAATAGACTCGATCAATGTTCAACTTGGTATACTAAGAAGTAGACACCCTAAGTTGGTGCGCGACTGATGCCCGTAGAGGAGTTCTTTAAGCTGTACTTCGAGTACGTTGACAAGAACACAGAGAGTGCATTCGTCTACCATAGATGGTCTGCTATAGGAGCAGTAGGTACTTTGTTAGCTAGGAAGGTGACGATACCGCTGGGACACTTGACCCTCTATACAAATATGTACTTGCAGATCATTGGCAAGTCAGGGTGTAGAAAGTCCAGTGCTATTAAAATTGCAGTAGACCTACTTAAAGATGCGGGGTATACATCATTCGCACCTAAGAGGTGTTCCAAGGAAGCGTTCCTATCTAAGCTATCAGGTGTTAAGGAATTAGAGTTGCCAGACTTAGAAGATACCGATGACGTGTTTGGGTTAGAAGATAGCAAAGCTTCTGATATACTTATAGCGGCTGATGAATTCAATGCTTTCCTAGGTACTACGTTTGACGAATTCCTAGAGATACTATCAGAGCTATACGACACACCAGATGTGTATGACAAGTGGTTGCAGAAGGGAGCTAGTGCTATAAGAAAGCCCTATGTGTTTATCCTAAGTGGTAACACCCCCTCTGGCTTCAGACTAAAGTTCAAAGGTGCTTCGTTAAATCAAGGCATACTAACTAGATTCCTTATCATACCTTGGCATGAGACTAGACAGAAGATAGCATTTCCTGAGAGGGCAGACCCTGAGAAGAATAAGAAGATACTTGAGGTATTTAAAAAGGTAGCAAAGGTAGAGGGTACTGTAAAGTACACAGATGAAGCTATGGTAATACTAGCAGACATATATGAGAACTGGAAGATACCTACCCCCATACACATGGAACAGTATGTTGAGAGGCGCTACGTTCACCTTCTAAAGCTATGTGCTATCTTCTCTGCCATTGAGGACACTCTTGTAGTTACAGCTTCCATAGTCATAAATGCGAATACAATCCTAGCAACTAATGAGCGCAAAATGGCTACTGCATTCGTAAGCATATTCGACAATGCAGAGCAGTCCCTACTAAGGTCAGTCATACTAGATGTACTACTCAATTCACCAGAAGGTATAAGTGCTTTGAAGCTATACAACCTAGTCAAGGTACAATGCCCAAAGTGGAGTCATGTGATAACTGCACTAGATACCCTTGTTATACAGAACGAAATAATGAAAGCTAGTAATGGTACATACCTACTCGTAAAGAAGGGCAGGGATAAAGTCTTAGACAAGTACCTTAACTTGGATTTCTTAACTAAAGAAGAGAGGTTAGACTATGAGAATTCTTAGCCTAGTCGTACCATTCATACAAGTAACATTGTGGATGCCTACGATACTAGGGATGGGGTACGTTTGGACGTACCATTTAACTGATTGGTGGGGTGTTCCTGCCATGACAATACTAGGGGTACTTACCCTTCTAAGCTTAAAGGAGCTTGTATGATGTATAAACTATATTACACAGAAGCACTAGAGTGTTGGGAAGAGTACCTACAATGGGAAGGTAGAATATGGAAGACTTAATAATAGACATAGAGACAGCAGGAACAGCACCCGATGCTAAGATCATATCAATAGGTGCTGTCTTCATCGACAGACGTACAGGTATTATGGGAAATGAGTTCTACGACAAAATGGACTCTGAGTATGGGGCTAACTCTGTACGTACTACTGATAGCTCGACCATGCGATGGTGGGAGAAGGTAGCCCCTGTAGAAGCAAAAGATGAAGCATGGTCAGGAGAGGAGGATTTAGAAACCACCCTCAAAAGATTCAAGGAATGGGTACGTGCTAACTGCTCCCTCAATAAGGTAAGACCTTGGGGCAACGGTAGTGTGTTTGATATGATACTACTTGAGAATGCTTATCGCCAGATTGAAGTACCACCTCCTTGGAAGTTCTACAACATACGTGATGTGAGAACTGTACTTGATATGGCTAGTGTGAATAAGAAGACTGCACTAAGCTTCGAGGGCATAGAGCACCACGCCTTATGGGATGCAAAGCATGAGGCAAGCTTAGTACTACTAGCTTTAAAAAAGTTACAGAAGGCAGGGTTCTCATGGTAATAAGACTAGGGGAAAGACGTAAGATCGGAGTAGACGACAGACCAAATGTAATGGCTGTACCTACTACTTCGGGCGACTTGAAGTTAATCCTAAGTAAAGGTAACACAGTACTGGCTACTAGGGTATTACCTAAGTCAGAGTGGACATTAGAAGGCGACCAGTGTAGTTGTGATGTGAACCCTGTAGAGTGGGCGACAATAGAGCTACGTAAACTTAAAGAGAAAGGAGTTATACAATGAAACAGGTTAAATACGCGGGGTTACTATTCCCCCTTGAGAGTAAGAACGCAAGAAACAAGATAAGGGCACACGTTAAGACTATGGGGTATAAGTCTACCGACGTCTCTAAGAACGGTAGACGATGGAGTGAAGATGAAGTAACTAGGCTACTAGACTTAGTAGGTCATAGAGCCTATGTAAGTAAAGTAGCAGGCATACTAAGTCGTTCACCTACCTCTGTACTTACTAGACTTAACACGGTTCTACTAAAGAATCCTGAACTGGTATATAAAGTCTTGGAGATAAGGGGGGCTTTGGATAAGCGTGAAGCTAATAAGGGTACGCCTGTGCCACCAACTAAGTCTGCACCCAAAGTTGAGGTGGAAGACCCACAACCTAAAAAGCCCCCAACTAAGGAGGCTGTAAAGGAAGAAGGTTCCACTGACTTAGCTAGGGAGGAGCATGAACTTGCAGTTAAAACAGCCCTACTAGATCCAAAGAACTTAACCCCAAAGTATAAGGAACTCATAGAGGACATGAATCAAAAGGGTAAAACTCCTCTTATAGCTATAGCCTTATGGGCAATGGGAATCACCGCAGTAGGACTTCTCATACTGACAGCTTGGGTAATGTACCTAAACTCTCTTACCTAAAGTACTGCATGAAGGTGTCTTCGTACCTAGTTCCTTTTACCTTACGTTCTAGTCTATCGACGGCATCTTCATCCCAGTGTTTCACCTTATTATTAAACCACTTCTCAAACTGTTCCACAGTCTTACCCTCCTTCATGTACTTATTCCTGAAGGTATCTAACTCTTCCTGAGACAAGTTCCCATCCTTAGACAGTAGCAATCTATTCAAGCTCTGACCTAACCTTCCTACTTCCTTCTGGCTATCTGCCTGATAACTACCCAACCTCCATTGCCTCTCTCTTATTAGGGCTTCCTCAAAAGGTCTTGCTCCTAGTATCCTTGCAACATTACCTCTCCATGACGTAGCTTCTGCTAGAGTCCTACCTGCTAAGTTACCTTTCTGGCTGGTACTGTAAGACCTATACGCATCAATAATTCCAGTTAGCGGTCTATTAATTTGGCTATGTGCTAGGGCATCTAAGGATGCATCGAACACAGGTACACCATTTGCCACATCGGTAACTCCCTGTCTGAAAGAGTTATACACTTGTGTGATCGCTCTTACTGTAGGTATCTCTTCGGCGGTAGTAGGTATAATAAACTGATTCCTTTGGTTCAAGTCTCCTCTGGAATACAAAGCACCATCTACTGCAACAGAGCCACTGCCATACATCAACCACTTAGTAGTAGCCATACCTCCTATGTCATCGACTATGGACTTTATATCATGCCCCTCTTCTTTGCCATAGATAGTATGTACTGCTTCATTGAGGTGGTGGAAACCAGGGGTACCTTGTAATCCAAATACCCCTGTCTGCATAGCTCCGAATCTAAGTAACGACTTCTTGTCCCCAGCGTACTTGAACATCATGTTGAGAATATTCAAGTTATAGTTCTGGTATAAGCTGATAGGTGTACCTATAACTCCATGAAAGAGGGTAGGCTTCTGAGACGGGATATTGTGTCCAAGTACCCTGTTCTTCAATGTAGAAGCTAGGCTAACAATCTGCCTCTCATTAAGCCCCGCAATCTCTGCTATGTTATCTACCATATGTAGAACCTGTAGCTGTGCATGATCGTTCAGGTTATCACTGATAAAAAATGTCATTCTACCCAACTTACGAAGCGCACTATTAGCCTTCTTGAGATTCTTAAAGTTACCATTGATAGTATCAGCCAACACTGCACCAGTTCTATTGAAAGCTTCATCTGCATCTATCCATAATCCGCCACCCCTAGCTTTCCACTTATCAACAAACTTTTCATACGCACCACCAGTACTTCTGTCGGCATATACCCTCATACCACTTAGGGTACTATTTATAGCACTAAGCTCTTTCTGCCCAGCCCCTTGAAGAGAGAAGTATTTAAGCATAATCTCCTGATTCTCCTTAGGTAAGGACTTGTAAATCTCTTTGAACTCCATGCTACCTAAGATTGCAGAAGTCATGTTATTAACTAAACCATCTATGCCATCCATTTTAAGCATACCTATAGCAGACCAGTTATTGAGGGTACTGAGAAACTTCTGCAAGTACCTCTTGTTTAAGTCGGGTCTTGAGTTAAGGATAACATCGGAGGCAGTCTTAAACTGAGTACCCCCTAGTTCCTCATACAAGTCATTCAACCTCTCCATGGTATCGCCTAGGTTAGCCTTATCAACTAACAAGGATCTATCTCTCTTACCTGTAGAAGTCTTAAATAACTCCGTAGCCTTAGTCAAGTACCCAGATATTACAGAGTCTACGGTATTACCTAGGGTACTTAAAGCCTCTATAGCTTGGTCAGGAGGTACATCCAACATGGTCTTTATTGCATTGCCAGCAGGAGTTACCTTAGCATCAAAGAGACTTAAACCTTGCCCCTTCTTAGCCGACTGTTGAAGGTCAACTTGTCTTTCTCTTAGAGACTCTAGTATCGAGTACTCCTTAGAGTATACCAACCTAACAGCCCTTCTTGTATTCTTAGAGATAGCCGAGTGTACATAAGCCTGTAACTGTTCAGCTATAACTCCCCCATTCAAGTTAGGATGCACGTTAGCCCCCTCACCTTTCTTACTATTGAACTCTGAATCATACTTCTTAGAGAAGCTTCTACTTACATCATACTGACCTACTGCATTGTAGTAGTCATCTATGTCAGAGATAGCTCTTACAGTGTACTCCTCCTCACTAGCTTTAATGTTAGCCATAAGAGCTTTAAGATGCTCTGCATTCTCAGCCCTTAGCATACCTACCTTAGTGACACCCTTTAAGCCTCCAGACTTATAAACTATAGCTCCAAACTTGATAGGCTCTGGTGGCAAGTAGAAGTCCTCGTGTCCATATTTGGGGTGATAACCTTCCGCCTTTAGTGTAGCCAACTTCTCTTTTGCGATGGGGGCATGTGTAGATTGCCACTCATTCAACCACCTTGCAGTAGCTACGTTCTTAATCAAAATGTAGTCTACCCCACTTATCCCATTTGCAGGTAGGGCATCTAGGTCGCGCATTTCATCTGCAACCTTCTTAGTAGCCAAGTACGTCTGACCATTATTGAAGTTACCTAGTTGCACTCTATGCTTAGAGCTTAGGTTATCATACCACATTCTAACCTTGCCCCATTCTTCTACCCCATGTTGCTCTATCTTCATCTGGGCAAAGGAGGGGTCTAAGCTTTCCAACGCTTCATAGGACTTTCTCTTAGTGACATTATGAGTTATAACACCTATATTACTCAAAGTCTGCTCTGTTCCTAAGTACCCACCTTTCACAGCAGCACTAGAAAGAAGAGAAGCTCCAGAGTCTATAACTCCTTTCAATAGATACTTAGGGAACTGTGGCAAGCTATCAATACTCAAACCTAAAACTCCAGTACCTGTAACAAGTGCAAAATCTTCTAGTTGGGAGTACGCCATTTTATCCCATAGGAAAGCCTCTTTCGCATCTAAGGAGAACGTAGTAGGAGACGATACAGCCCGTACATGAGTTGCCCGTTGCAAGTCCCCCTGTGCTAGAGTCACCCACTTGTCCCCCTCAGCCTTGACCACCGTGTGCTCAACTCTCACACCTAGGTCTTGAAGTATCTTATCAGAGCTATGACCTTCTTTAAGTGCCTTTCCTAGCAACTCCATTTTGAGCTTCTTCACCCCTTCATAAAGCTCCTCTTTGGTATGGATTCCTACGGGATAAACTATGTCATCCTGCACTACCCTACCTAACGTAATTATCTCACTCAAGGCTTCATACTCTTCCAATGTCTTCTCGTCAAGTACCTTAGCCTTAGTACCCAACATACCTGAAGCTCCCTTCTTCTCACTAATAGCCTTCTTAATTAACGCCTGTGCAATCACTCTATTGATCTGAGGGGACTTACCCCACTTTAGAATCTCCCCATCCATAAGCTCAACAGTACCCTTAGTAACATCTTTACCAAGTCGTACAGTCTTGATGCCAAAGTCAGCTAAGAAAGGTTCTAGTAGCTCTTCATACCTTGCACCAGTATCTAGGTTCACGTATGACTCGGTCTTAATGTTCCTCTTCAAGTCCGACTCGTTCTTAGTGACAAAGTTCAAAACTCTCTTTGGTAGCAACTCTGGCTCGGTACTTGCCTTCTGAATTAATAACGCTAAAGGGTTACCTATTTCATCAGCCATATCATCCATGTACTGTAAAACCTGCTTAGGTATAGGTAAAAGCGCCCGCTCTTTGACAGCCAAATTAGCCCCAGTAGTTCTTTTGGCAACTCTACCTATACTAGTATGCCCAGACAGTAGGTTTCTAGTGTACTCGTATGACAAGTTCTTTACAGCAATACTCACCTGATCGAATAAGCTCTTATCCGTATCACTGTGTTCTACCAACTTCCTTAGACTCTCGTCTATAGACACTCTCTCAACAGTAAGCATACTCTCTACTGCATGAGAACTAGGTACAGACTCAGTGATCTTCTCCATGTTATGCTTGTGGTGAACTACTCTGTTACCCTCTCCAGAAGCCTTCAGTAGTCCCCCTACTTCGAGCGGGTCTTCAGCCTTCTTCAACCTTTTATTTAATTTCTTATTAACACCTATATAAGAGCCTAAGCCATGGAATGCCGCATTGATACCACCACCTACTATTGCCCCTGTGGCTGCCCTGTCTATAATATCCATGTAGTCTAGGTCATCTTTATCCAAGTCTTTGAATAACTGAGTACCTGCATAAGCACCTAGTTCAAAGGTAGCCCCTTCTACAGCACCTACCAAAGCACTCCTTCCAAAGATGTTACCAAAGAATGCGCGCTTATTGAAGCTACCTGTATCTGCAAATTCCTTTAGGGCTTCTCTGACCTTAGAGTTATGTAGCTTCTTTACTTGCCTAGTATCGTACAAATGACTTAGGTACTTACTTCCTTTAGCCACTTTCCTAGCCGCCATAACAGCACCAGTTCCTGGTACCAAAGAGGCGGCAATGTCCCCTGCCAAGTCATACCCCCTCTTGCTCCTTTCATAGTCGTCCTCAAAGGAGTCAGGTATCCAGTCCTCTACTTCCATGTCGCTAATGTCGCTACCAAAGTAGTTTCCTATAGCGATACCCGAGTTAATAAAACTACTTACTGAGGACACAGCAGTTATACCTAGTACTTGGGCAATATCAGTAAGGAAGAAGTCTTCATCTGCTTCTACCGCTCCTGTTGTCACTCTGTCTAGGTACGACACTTGGTTCTTTTTACTTGCTGTGAAGTCTCTCGATAGGAGACTATCTACTAAATACTTACTCATGTTATCTACCTCTCAAACTTTTTTGTACTTCACCTTTGATACTGTCACCTATCTCTATGTGCATTCTCATACCAGTATCTATTCTCTCGTAGGCTATAAGCAACTTATCAATATTCTGGGGGTCAAGTGCATCGAACGGCTTCAACGTAACACCACTGAACACTGTCATCCAACCTTCTACCTGTACCATGAACTTCTCTCTAGGGTCATTAGGGTTCTGAGTCTCACCTATGAACTTTCTAATAGGGTCAGCTTGTCTTGCGGCACTACTAGCTATGAGGTAATCCTGCAAGTCCCTAACTTGCTCCAGACGATTGCCACCTTTACTCACAGAGAACATTACCAATTCCCCGAATGTGACACCCTTGGACTTGGAATCTACAAAGCTATCCCAATCATCTTTTCCAGTAGTCACCCCTTTAGGATTCCAACGATGCATGACTATTCTTTCGTCCTCATGCAACGGGCGCGTTCTATACGTCAACTCTGTCTTATACAAAGAGGTCTTATAACCTTTCTTACCAGCTATGGTGGCTGTGGTATTGGCATAGTCCTCAACTAAGAACTTAGCACCTTTGTACAACTTAGGGTCTAGGGTACTTGAAGTTATACTTTCCCCCAAGTTGAGACTCAAAGTATCTAGGGCTTCTCCTCGGCTACCTTTATACTTACCATCTTCAGTAACCCTCACATAGCTGTAACCTTCTAGTGGTGTCAACTGATCAGACTTACCATCAGTAACTTTCAAAGAGAAAGCCTTAGAGTCTTCTACTTCCTTGACCATAGCTTCCTTGGCTCTATACTCAGGAGTGTCTCTTAGCTTAGCTTCCTTCTCTGCTAACTTCTTCTCATTGTACGTCCGAGTATCTTCCTTCCTAAGTTGCGCTCTATCTTCTACCCCCTGAGTATTCTTATTCTTTACCTCAGTACTTATTAATGCACTTTCCCTAAGTACTTCTGCGCGCGCATCCTCCACACTCTTAGCACCATCACTGTCTATGATCTCCCAAGAGTCTTCTAGCTCCTTGAGCATACTTCTAAACTCTGGTACTTGTATGCTCGAACCGTTATCACCCTTACAAGAAGTCTTACCAGTCTCAGGGTTAGCTATGGCACACCACTTCTTAGACAGTCTTAACTGAACATCATCCATGTCCTTCTCAGTCCTACCACCTTCCATGTACTTGCCAATCTTACCGTGGAACTCCATGTAGTCAATAGCTAACAAGTCCTGTACTTCTGGTGTGAAGAAGGTACTGTCATTGAAAATAATCAATCTCTCTGCACTCTCTTTAAGAGCATCTGCTTGGAACTGGTAGCCACCTACTGCGTGCTTGTTACCTTGGATAGAACCCCATAGAGATTTAATAGTAGTTGTAGTAGGTCTTCCTTTGAATCCTTTAGGTACTCTATTGTGCGCCCAAGATTCGTAGGGTTCTTCGCCATTAGCTTCCCCCTTTCTTATAAGCTTCAACATGGGGGAGTGTCTAGCGATGTTATCAGAGTTAGCAAGTTCTTCGGGCGTATTGAGATGAATAGGAGTCTTACCTTCAGATATAGCTCTCAAAGAAGGTGACACAGGTATACCTTCTGCATCCGCTGTAGCTACGGCAGTCTGTGCGGCAACCCTTACAGTCTCAGCAGTCTTCTTTCTCACCTTCATAGCTTTAGTAGAACTACCACCTTTAGACAGCTCAATTCTCTTTAGCTCTATCTCTTGTCTAGCAAGGTCATTACGCTCTTTAGTTATAACCCTACCTTCCTTACGATCCTGAGATTCCTGCTTCAGTCTTTCCGTCCTTCCCTGAGACTCTAGTTTCCGAACTTTCAACTCTTCATTCTTATACTTCAGAGTATCTGCTTTGTAGTCCCCCTCTGACTTAACCCTAGCTGCTATAGCCAGAGCTTGTACCTCTTTGTCATCCAGACCTTGTACCTTCTCTGGATGCTCCTCCTTGTAATTAGCCACCAAGCCAGCAATTGCACTTGTATTAGCTTCATTCTCAAGAACTTGTGCCTGTCTCTTTGGGGCAGTTCCAGCTACGTCTTGAAGAATCTTAGCTTGCTGGGCATGTATAGTGGCAGGGTCTTCTGCCTCCACAGACTTAGCAAGTATAGCTCTATCTTTGACAGCCATAGTTAGGAAACTTCTATCATTGACTATCTCAGCTCTTACTATATCCATACGATCTTTAAGAGGGTTGACTCCAAAGAAGCCCCCAACGTTCTTTCTTATAGCACCTACGAAGCTATTATCTGCACTAGCCTTCTTCTGTAACTCTACAAGTTCCTTATACTCTGCAACCTGACCTTTTAAAGTAGAAGGAAGAGTCCTCAAGAGAGAGTCACTGTCGGTCACACTAACTCCTGAGTCTTTAAGTACCCCAACTACATTTTTATGTTGCACCTCAAGAAGTCGCGCCCTCTCTTTGGCAGCTTCTAATTCTGCCTCAAGTGGGGCGTTCTTAACTTCTCCGAACCTATCAAGTTCCACGTCCAACTTGTCCTCCTCTTCAGGCGACAAACTTCCCACCTCTAGTGCGTCTTGAAATGTCTTCTCTTCTTCTCTACTTCTTAGTGTCATCTTTAAATCTCCTATGCTTCGGGGTCACATGTGTTATCTTCTATCTTCGCTATCAACGAATCTATGTGTACTAGCTGGTCTGCATCTACAGTATGAAGCTTCAAGTATGCCAAGTACTGCATAGCCTCAGAGTTATCAACTCTCCTCTCTTTTCTTAGGTCATCTATGGTCTTGTTAATAGCAGGGTCGTTACAGCTTTCCATATCAGCCTCGAATTTAGGTAGCATCTCCTGTAACATCTCCTGCTCAGTCTTGAAGGTAGGCCCACTAGGGTGCAACGCAGAAAGAGGGTCTACCCCATACAGAGGAGGTATTTTAGGGAGGTCTCCAAATTTATCTGAGTTGTTAAGACTATCACTAATGCTAGGTAGTATAGCTCCCATGAAAGCAGCTACTCCTGCACCTGCTATTCCACCAGTTCCCCCTAGTATAGAGTCCAAGAAACTACCTCCACTTGAACCTTTAGGTAAGAAAGGAGACCACAAGTTAGTCATTGCCCAACCCATAATAGTCTGGATAGCCAACATTCCAGCTATGTCCCCTACGTTGTCAATGGCAAGACCATTCTCTACAGTCTTCTTCAAGTCCCTTGTCTCTGTAGACTCTAAAGCTCTACCAAGGGAATCCGTCATAGCACCTGCATAGTCTTTATCTATTTTAGCATAGGCTTCCACAGTCCTTAACTTAACCATAGCCGCATCATTCACAACTCCTGATAGGTCTATACTACTAGCAACATCACATTCCAATAACTGGGCACATGTACTTTCATAACTACCTGATGCTTCCAAAGCCGTAGCTAGTCTAGGTATCTCGTAGTTAGCCACCTTCTTCATCTGCAATCCAAAGGCTGTGGCGGCATTGTCTATAACTTCCTGTACAGCCTCTTGAGAGTCTGACTGGGCAAGTACCTTAGTAAACCTTGGGGACTGTAGACCTAGAGCTTGTATCAACCCTGTGATCTTAGTCCTATCAGAATCTATCCCCCTAATCACAGTACCCTTGTCCCAAGTCTCTACCTTAGCAAAGTGGTCAAGCACCGTACCCATGAAAGAACTCATGTCAGTTGGAGTAGCTTGCACTACCTGTCCTCCCCCTCCTCCTGAATCTTTAGAATCCCCGCCAAAGAGACCCCCCAACATACTTGCGGCTATTGAACCCAATATCTCTGCCATTATAAACTCCTTAAATAAAAATGGCGAGGAGAGTATAAACTCCTACCTCGCCTAATGAACTACCACTACCCCCATAGAAGGCAGTCCTGATGGTGCAACAGACACCACCCTTAATTATTATAATCTTACCATATGCCTTTGCCAGTGAGATCGTCTATCGAAGGACAGTCTCCCACTAGGTCAAGTCTAGGTTGCCATATCTCTAACTCGTTACCAACCACACTGTCATAGAAGTCATACACTCTCATAGCCAGTGTATCAGTACCAGATAAGAACTTACCATCCTTATAAGTATCCCCCTCGTTAGTACCAAATCTTTCTACTGTCTTACCCTTCCTTGTGAAGTTAGGACTATCTACTGGTCTTATGTAACCATACACCAGAGTCCATACATCTTCAGGCGTATCAGACAGGTACAAGTAGAAATTACCAGTAGCAGCACCAAGATGATCTTTTATCTTTATCCCTGTACCTGCTTCATTCCTTGCATATAAGCCTACGTAGGTAGTACCAGCTGCTGTACCTTTCTTCTTAACCCACACAGATATTCTATAAGTCCTGTGCGCATCCACACTAACAAACTTTGAGATAAAACCACCAGATTGGTCATACTTGCCATCAGTCCTTGCCACCCATACCAAGCCTTGCTCTCCATCAGGTAACTCTCTAGCCTCTATGAGGTTCTCATGCCCCCCACCATTTAACGACCTCCAACCTTCGGGGTAACTTCCAGCAGGAGTACCTACGGGTAATGCTACCCAGTCAGATGGGTGTATCAAAGAGTCTATGACTTTATTCTTATTAAACCTCTCTAACTTTCTTTTTCTAGTACCTTCAAAGAACGCACCTGTTCTGCTCCATATCTTATCCATTCAACTACCCCTTTAAGGCTTAACTATAGCTAGGTTAACTGGAACACTCGCTTCAAACGACCAAGGTACGTTAGTTGGAATGTCCTTTATACCTACATTGTCTCTCACGTACAACCTAACCTGAAATCCTGTAGCCAGTTGAGTACCCTGAACTACCACCGCAGTTGCAGGGTCAGCTATGTCAGCCTGTTCCTCTACAACTAACGAGGGGTGATAATTAACTCCAAGAGGGTGAGGTGTTGCAAAAGCTACATTCCATAGTCCTGTAGCAACACGAGTCACTGTACAATTTCTCGCGTAAGACACGCTAACTCCGTTTTGACTCCTTCCCCCAAAGTGCATGACGTTAACAGTTACCGCCTCCACTTGCTCCTTTACATGAATCTTGGAGTTGGGGGTATCTAGTTCAAAGCCAGTACCTAGGTTGAGCAGTGCTATTATCTTCTTAAAGCTCATACCTATATCTCCTAAGCTAGAATCTCACCCATGTGTACACCGAACGCATCTTGAAGCTCAACCACATTAGTCACAGCATCTTTACCATTAACAGTGGTGGTGAAAGTGTCGCCTGAAACAAGCCCATGTGTGTGAGTGGTAGCAGTATTGATAGCTGTCTTAGACAACATCAAGCCGTCAACTCCATTAGTAAGCAAGTTGTCAGCACTAGGGTCTACAGTAAGAGTAACTCCAAGAGAGAGTACACCGTCTACCAACGTACTTGTTACTGCTACGCCGTCTGAACTTGTACCCAAAGTCGATGCCACAGCGGCAGTCAAAGCACCTATGGCATCATCGTACTCAAGTCCATCGGTCGCATTCAATACCATTGCACCTACTAGGTCTTGAAAAGTCTCCTTAGCTAGTAAAGCTCCGCCGTCTGTACCTGCAACAAGTATTTGGTCTGCATCTGCACTAACTATAATCTGATCAGTTGCAGTAGTGTCAACTTTCAACTTGCCTTCAGCGTCCTTGACTATAGTGATACCGTCTACTTTTACGTGTATCTTCGACGTTTCCTCAACACCTATGTCGAATTCCTTACCCAAGTTCTCTGGACGTATTACCTTCTTAATCGTCATGCTGTACTGCTCCTTTAATTTGTTTACTGTTAATAATAATTTGGTGCTTAGCCCACTGCCTTTCTTCGTAGCTAGGTACACCACTGAAGTATAAGAGTGCTATTATCAGCACT